CGCTGCAATAGCTTCAGCGATAAGACGTTCTTTCTCTACTACCATGATGATCCCCTGTAAGGTTGAGTAAGGTGGTGACTACCCTAGATACCAGGTCACCGCTGGCTCTCAACGCCGCTAGGATTCGGTGGGGCTACCTTCCATTGCGGAAGGTGAAGCATTTTCTACAACTACGATACAACCGCCACCACCCTTCTTCACTAGCCCCCGTGTGATAGAAACTTGGTGGACTTGCCTGTCATTATCAAACAAACCCGCATCCTGCAGGGCATCTAAGATCGGTTTGATACAGTTATCAATGTCCATTAACCTAGCATCTCTTGGACGCAGCACAATATCAACTGTGACTGCACCACCCCCAAAAGATTCTAATTGCTGCGTTGCAACATGCTCTTGTACTGCTAACTTAAAATCACGACCACGTTTAGAGACAAAACGGGTGTTTCCTCTAGCGATCCAATAATTATTGATGCTTGGAGGGTATGGCAAATGCAGTATATGTCTCAAAATGTCTCCCCTCCGTCAAGAAAAATCGGTTTTCGGCTAAAAATCTTCTTTTAACTCTTTATGCCTTTGCTTGTGGCAAGGTTGACATAGCCACATAACATCAAGTGGCTTGTCATAATCTTCGTGATGAGCAAGACTTTTGATTTCGCCACACTTTTCGCAAGGAGTTTTAACCAATTTGCCGCTAATGATGGCTGCCCTGACAGCACTATGGCATTTTTGCCTTCTAACATCTTCTGCCCTCCAAGCTCGATTAACTTCCGTACGTTGTGCAACTCTATGAGCAAGTTTTCCTCTTTTTCGGTCATATTCTCTGATTTTTTCGAGATTTTCTGCTCTATGTTTGTTTGCATCATTTTTCGTACATTCTTTACATTTGTTTAAATGACCGTCACCCATTTCGGAATGTTTGTAAAACTCAGTTAATGGCTTGACGGTCTTGCACTTAAAACACTCTTTAGAACGAATCATGTTGTACTCCCTGTGCGTGGAATACAACCATTATAGACCCGTTCTAATTAAAAGGCACATCTGAGTCGTCAATATTGACTTCACGAGGATAACTGGCTGCTTTTGCTTGTTTAGCAAATTCAGCTTGAGTGACCGATTCGTAAATCGAGACATATTGCTTACCGTTTTTAGCGGTGGACATATATGCTCGCATATTGAGTTTATCTCCTGCTTTATAGTCCTTTTGCAGGACNATATCGCCTTTNAAGTCAGGATCGGTTTCCTTGTTCTTTTCCTGTGACCAAAGGTAGCCACGTCCAGGTGGTACAACAAACGCATTTTCAGCCATTTTAGTTACTCCCGCAATTAGCAATAGCTTGGTTAATAATCATTTTCTGTGCTACTGAGAATGTTTCCATATAGCCTTCGTTAGCACGAGCAAGAGCTTTGGCTTTTTCCCGCTTATCAGCAAAAGAATACTTGCTAGAATTCCCAATGCGCTCACACATTTCAGCAAAAGCATAAATCCAAGCCTCCACATCCGAATAATAACCATAAGGTGCATCTATTCCTGGTACGAACATTGGGATAGTAGGTTCTTTAACAACTTCAGCTTCAGAATCATCGCTAGGAGCGTCTAAAACGGCTTCTGAGACGATTTCTCCGTCTGGGGTAATACTTGGTATAGGATTAGGCTCAATCTTGCCTAAATGCTTGCTTTTAGGTGGTTCAAAATCAGCTACTTCTTCTGGTGAATAGAAGCCGGATACACTTCCTGGATATACGCTTCGTATGCCCTCAGAAATGCAGCGTGATCTAAGCATTGCTCGTGGAAACTTCTGCCATCCTGACCCAGGCTTAACAAGTCCGATGTTTCTTGCTTGCTCAATAGTCCAAGTAACGCTAAGTGATCCACCATTCGGATGAGAAAAGATTCCTGTAACTTTTTCGTCGTCATATGTGTCCATTCAACTTTGCCACCCGCAGCTTGGAATCGAGCCATCATCGCATCTGCTTTGAGGGCAGGTCTACCTTGTATGACATGATAGTCTCGTGCAGCAGTAGCGAAATGATGTCCTTCAGCCTGTGCGACCATACCAAGGGCTAGCACCTGGTTAACATCTGTAATGCCAAATAGCTTAGATGCAGCAATAGCTTGAGCCATATTCTGCATTTCTTGAAAAGGTACGATGTTACTCATGGTTTTTCTCCCGTTGAAAAAGCATTTCGTCAGCGACCTGATAAGCATATTCGGCTGCCAATTTATATGCCCCTCCGAAATGTTCTGAAGACAGAAATCCTTGCATGGCTGCTGCCGCAAAATAATCCCGTAATGTCATACCTTCCTTCATGTCTTTATTGCTGCGCCATGTTGGAAAAGCTGGTGTTTCGTTCATAATTAACCCCTTATTTAATGAGAAATCTTCTACTGCCTGGTTGTTCAACACAAAACTTTTCGTATAAGTCACCCATACTGGATTGAAAGAGTTTTGCATCGAATCTTTTGCTTGGTTTAGCTGATTTCCAACTCACCAATGTTGTGCCGTCTACAGACCGGATTTCAGAGTTATCAGACATATAGTTGCGTATTGCAACTTCTAATGCCTCCACCTGATCTTCAGCCTCTTTAATGCGTTCTTTATACTGTTTCAGCAATAGGATTTGCTGCTCGATCTGCTGCGTTGCTGTAACCACGCCTTCTGTTGATTGCGGATAGAGCAATTTCGTCTGCTCAATCGTCTCTGGCTCTGGCGTAGTGTTTGCATGGACGTGTCCCCAGAAAACAGCCATTTGTCGAATGAGGTCGTCCTTTTGATCCTGAGTAATTTCATACACAAAATATTTAAATTCTTGTCCACCGAAAAGTACAGCGAGACAGATTTTTTCGATGTTGTGTACAGCAGCTTCATGTACAAGTTGTGCATAGTCAGCCGCAGGTATCCTGCCTGTTTCAAAGTCGAATTTGTTGCGTACCGAGGCGTTGTAGTTTTTAGCTTCCACGAGCATCTTGCCATCAGCCGTGATTCCGTCAAAATGCGATCTAAACCAACTTTCTTTCGGGTGGGCAAGCGAGTAATCGGCATCTTTAATCTCCATTTTGAGTGCATTCTGAGCAAGATTGAGAATAGTAGGCTGCATCACCTTCCCCATCTGCACCGCTTCTACTTGTGACAGGTCTGGAATCTCCATCTTGCCTTGCTTAGTAAGGACAACATCTAATGCACGTCCATTCGCTGCCTTACGAGAGTCACCAGACCACCAGGCACTATTGCGTACTTCCGGTAAGAAATCATTACGATCATTCATGCTTGTCCCCCAAATGGAATTTCGGAAAAGATAGATTCAAAGTAATTCGCTTGAGAGCCACACCCAGTATTTGATAACGTGCGTTCTATTTCCGCATAGACATTGCGAGAAGATGCAACACCCGTCACCAGGCTAANACCTGTAGGACGTTGACAGAGTGGTGCTTGATAATGCTTACAGTTGACACAGAATTTGGTCATTTATAGCCCCTAAGTTGAGTTGAGATGTACTACAGTTAATAATATACAGCAATTAATTAAGTAATGCAAATTATGTGTTTTTCTCCTTTAGTTTAAGCTGAACTTCAAGCGCTATACTCAACCCACTGCACATACCATTATCTCTTGTGTTTCCCCGGTAAATTTCTTCTATCTCATCTTGCGTCAGCCCTACCCATTCTTTGCGTGGTGTTCTCTCTGGCATAACTAACCTATCACACACATCTCGAATAAATTTATTAACTTCAGCTTCTTTCCCTGCCCAGTATCCCATCTGCCACGATGTTTGATCATAGCTTACAGACTCAGCTAACTTGGCTGCTACATACTCATCCATCATCTTGCCAACGTCCGCCCAATTATCAGCGTGACGCTCCATTAAATGCCAAGCCGTAGCACCATCAAGTTTTGCCCAGTCTTGCATATTGTCCGGTACTATAGGCTCTTGCTCTTGCTCAGGCTTGGCTAACTCTGCTTGCAACTCACGGGCAGCGGCAAGTGCTTTGTCAATTCTGTTCCATATTTCATATGATAAAGAATCACTTTTTGCAAATATTAGCGTATCAATAATTAAATCAAGTTTGTTCATGGTTGCTCCTTCCCAATCTCTGCCGCTGCTCTCACGATTGCTCTGCGTGTTGCTGCGTAAGGGTCATCGTTATCATTATTAAATGCTATGTTGTTACACCAAATAATATCGTCATCAACCCATACATTTATTCCCAATTTCACAGCCAGGCGCAGAGCATCACCGTCATTTTTTAAGGGATTCCAATAGATTTCGTAATCTTGTGTTCTGGCAATACTGTGATTGCGAAGGTAAAAATTATCTTCACTTATAAAGTTGTATGGATTTACTTCTTTTCGGATTTGAAAATCATATTTTGCAGCTTTAACTGCAAGTTCTAACAATTTACGGTTTTCATGTTTAGTTTTTTCAAAGCAGTTTGTATAAAATTCAATTGCTTTATTTAAACGCAATGCTTCAGATTGGTTAGTCATTTGATTCTCCAAACAACATTTTTGCTATTTGTTCACAGCAGTGCATATCAAGTTCAAGTGAGCCGAATGATGGTCTGAAATATTTACCATCCAAATCTTTGAGAGAACGAATTGCGATTGCAATTGCTTCTGTTTGACCTCGCAAAGTGTTTTCTGTAAGACAATCATTGATACTATTTTTTATAAATTCATCAATCATTCTTTACTCCTATATATTTAGATAATACAAGGTCAACGCCAATCCGTTAAATCCCAGTTTCCTTTGCCATGATTACATTCATGGCATAACACCTGAAGGTTGTCTATATCTAAAGCTAGGCTAGGAAATAGTTTTCTAGGTTTGATATGGTCAACATTCATTATTGCGCCTGTATCTGGTGTTGCCCCGCAACATTGGCAACGCCTACCATGTTTTATAAGTACTTCCATACGCAATTTTCGCCATTTATATGAAGTTAAAAAATTATCATTAGTAACTTTTATAATTTTTTTCTGTTTTTTTGTTATTACTTGTTTTTTATTTGGCAATATGTGATCGTGATTTTGTAATACCCATTTTTTATCTGATATAAAAGGAGGTTTAGGTAATCCTTGAGCTTCTAACGCTTCACAACATAACGTATAAATGCTCATATTCATTACAGAGCCTTTACCTAAAACTTTCTGACAATATTTGCTCAATATACTTATTCTCATATAGTTAACTCACTAAAAGAAAAACAAGAGAGAAACTACAAACCCCCCCTACCCCCCCAAGCACTGAGAAGATATCCTGTCAATTCAGGAAAGACCAAAAAGAGAAGAAAAAGAAAACATCAATTATCTTATGCAGAAAACTGGTGTTTTCCTTTTCTAAACTCCAAACGCAAAAAACCCTTGAAAGGTGTTCTGTTATGGAAGGGCTTAACAAATGGGTCTGATTCATTTGCTAAACCTACAAAACACCCATCAAGGGCATCTACTACACGCTTCAGACCAATATATTGCCTTCCACAGCAACATTAACGCTAAATTTACACGATCTCTTTTTGTTGTGCAAGCCATTTAGTTTCACTAGGCGGTTTAAATCCAAATTTAGCCCATGTCTTGCGTATATCTGTCTTACTGGCAGGTACATATTCCCATTTAGGGTTTAACAAGCTAGCGTTATGTTGTTGCACTCTCTGTGCGTGCGTTATTTCTCTGTCGAAATCATCCATTTCTATCCCCTTAATTACACGTAGTTACACAGTTTTGGTTATTCTCACCAGTACAACAAGTAATACATATATGCTGTTTACCATCAGAACCGATAAAAGACGTACTAGTACAAGCCCAGGCAACACCTGATACAAACAACAAAACAATAAATAGATACTTCATAATAATCCCCATTGGTTAGCCATAGCATCAGCGATGCCTTGAAAGGTTTTACTGCGAACTTTCGGGTTTTTATTGTCGCTATACCATTTTGGTAACTTTTTACCGCTTGGGGTTACGACAAATTCACCCTTATCCACCACCCTAGTCGGGACTAAGTTGGGTAGATTCTTGAGCCATAGGCAAGTAGTTTTTTGGTAAGGATCACCGAATTGCCACGGCTGTATGATCTGATCTGGCTTGCGTATGCGTGAGGAAATGATGCTTACAGGGTTTTCTATACATATGCGTGGAATATTTGCATCCATGAGCGCACGTACGAAATTTAACGCTTCTATTTGTAAATCCTGTTTTTTATGGAAGTGTTTAGCACCGGACACAGCCAGATGAGTACATGGCGGGTGAGCAATCATTAAATCCCATCCATCGTTTAGACACTCCAGGACATCTCCCATATAGTGCCAACCAGGCGTATCACTGGCTAACAGGTCGCAAGAGACAGCCCAGTGACCTGCACGAGTAAATGCGTCTCTAACGACACCTGAATATTCACAAGCAATCAAAACACGCATATAAGCCTTTAATGCCAAAAGTAATAGCAATACATATACAACGGGTAAAAAAAGCCCCTAGAGCCGTTTTAATTGATTCTAGGGGTATTGCTTAGATATAACCTAAGAATCCATCCTCATCCGATACTTTTATAGTCCAATACTTATCCCCCCAAGGTATAGCCTCATATGTCCAATCATCATCGGCTTGGAGCATAGCTGCAGTACTTTTAGCCTTATGCTCTGGTAAGAGAGACAGTGGTGTAACTTTGTCATGTAATCTCATGTTATCCCCTAATTTATAATTAAGTTATCTTCTAGTTTGCCAATGTAGCAAGTGCCAATGTTGCTATAAATGGCGCAATAAACTCTGCGCCATTTCCCGTTATATCTAACCATATGCCGTGTAGGGATACGTTTACCGTAACCTGTGGCGGTATAACTCAAGCCCTGTTGATGCCACCACAAAGGCGCTTCTTTTGACTCAAGTTCAATAATAGAATTGTTTTGTTTGATGTACATAATATGCCCCTTAGTTTGTTGCGACAATAAATGCCCAAACAAAGATAATTGAGCATATGGTTAGTGAAATTATCCATCCAAGTAGTTCTTTGTGTGTGTCAGTCATGGTTAGCCTTCTCAATTGACGGATTGTGGTAATAATATTTTGCTATACAGCAATCGCTTAATAGACCGATAATTTCACAGGTAGCAAAGTTTTCTGTGTCGTCATCGTCAATAGACCAAAAACCCTCACTAACTGGCAAGTATTTAATAAATAAATTCAATTGTGTTTCTTCGCAGTCATCCAATCCTGAATAATCGTTATTGATAATTGCTGACATAAAGTGTTTACTGATTGTGAATTCATAATAGTCATTCATAATCAAACCCTCTCAATTAAGTATTTTTTACGTGTTAAACGAAATAGCAGCTTGACGTATTGCTCTGCTTGAATGAAGTCATCGAAATATTGTTGACATACTTTGAACATATAAACCCCTATGTTGAGTTGAGAGTGCCAGTTTGAGGTACTGGCAGACCTGTAAAGCTTATTAAACTTCCAAGTAATGCGCCTCAGTTGATGCAATAGGTTTGCACAATGATGCGCTATAAACTTCTTGCTGGTTAATCAAATTATCGTATGCAAGCTTTGCATCATTAATTGATTCGAATACAATGTAATAGTCAGTAAATAACTGATCGTGTTTAATAGTCCAACATAATATTGTCATCATATAAGCCCCTATTGGTTGAGATATATACGCTGTTGAGTTAACGTATATATAGATAGTAATCA